GAGATTACACAAACAAAATTAGCTGCAGACTCAGTTGGTGCAAATCAACTTATAGCCACAACTGTTTCAGCGGGAACTTATACAGCAGCAACAATTACAGTAGATGCTGATGGTAGATTAACAGGAGCATCTTCTGGTTCAGCTGGAGCGACAGGATATACATTAGGTCTAGTTCAAAAAGGACCTGCATCGGGAACATACACTGCAGCATCTGCCACAACTCGTTTAAAAATATATATGCAAGGTGGTGGCGGTGGAACAGGTGGAAAACCATCAAACGGCTCAGGTCGTGGCGGTGGTGGTGGTAATGGAGGCTTGGGTTTTTTTGATATACCTATCTCCGCACCCTATTCCGTTCCATTTTCAGTAGGAGCTATCGGAAATGGTGGTGGACCTGTAACTGCTGGTAACGCAGGTGGTGCAACTACCTTTGCTGATCCCGCAGGGACATTAACAGTAAATGGTGGTGCTGGAGGTGGTGCAGCTCCAAGTGGAAATGCTTTTGGTACTAAAGGTGCTAATGGCACAGCCTCTCCAGCTAGTGACGTTACAGGTTTTGATGATTCTTATTTTGTGCCACAAACTATTCCGGGAAGCCCATCAAATAGTAGACCTGATACTGATTCCACATCTTTTCACACTTTTGGATTACAGTTTGGTTTAGGGGGAACAGGTATAGGTGGAGTAGCTGCACAAGTTAATTCTCCAGCAAATGGAACTACAGGACGAGGAGTAGGTATGCTTGTAGTATTAGAAAATGGAAAAACATATTAGGAGTTGAAATATGGCATATTGGGCAATTTTTACTTTACCGACAGACACACAGAATACACGACCGATTTTTATAGCACCAACTGATGCAGTTAAAGATGCATACTTTGCTCAACATAATACTTGTGTGCAGCTGACTGATCAGGAAGCTCAGGACTTTTTATGTGAAAAAAAAAATGTGGTTATAAATAAATCTGATAATTCTTTAGTGTGGACTAACAATGATGCTTTTGGCATAGATGTGACTCAAGACTTGATTGAAGGGTGGGTTGAAAATATTCAAGAAGCTTATGTAAGATTTATTAGATACAACAAGATTGATAATGCTTATAAAAATGAAATCACGACTTGGGTTGAAGGATTAGAAGCACTTGATTTATCTTCCGTTAGTTATCCAATTGCAAATACAAGTCCAGCAGAAGTTTTAAAAAATTCATTTAGTCAAACAAAAATTTCACCTTTACTTATTCCTTAAATAAAGTAGTATATTTTTACTATGGATACTGTTTCTTTTATAAAGGAATATGACAATATATTTCCATTTAAGGTTGTTATTTCTTTACTTAAATATTTAAATAAAGTTAAATTTAAAAATGCTGAAGTGATTGATCCCACTCAACCTAAAGGTGCAGGTATTCACAGAGATATAAGAAAGGCTGAGGTGTTTGACTTTTTTTATAATTCAAAATCCTACACAGACGTGCATTATTTTAATCTATTAAGAAAAACATTTATGTTTATGATCGGTGAGTATATGAGAACAATAAATAAAAGCCCAACTTGTTCACCTATTGAAAAAATTTTACAAATTACAGCATTAAAATATGAAAAGACAGGCTTTTATGTACCACATTGTGACCATTCTGGATCAATACCAAGAACACTTTCAGTAATTTATTTGTTAAACAATGATTATAAAGGTGGTGAATTAGTTTTTGTTAACCCAAGCGATAGTAATGAGGTGTTAAAAAAAGTAGATGTAAAACCAAATAGGTTAATTATATTTCCTAGTAATTTTATATATCCACATTCTGTTTTACCTGTAACAGAGGGGACACGTTATTCGATAGTTAGTTGGTTTTTATGAATTACACTATATTTAAAAATTTTTTTACAAAAGAAGAAGTAAAAATTTGTGCTGAATATATGAAATCTAGACACAGGTTTAATTATGATGACTTTGATTTAGGTCAGACACACGGAGATACAGGATTTTATGGCGATCCTTTATTTGACACTTTTTTACTTCACAAGGTGCCTCTTGTTGAGAAACACCTAAACATTAAAGTTTTGCCAACCTATTCATATTGGCGACTTTATACTTTTAATGCCCACCTTGAAGAGCATAAAGATAGAGGTTCTTGCACACATTCAATAAGTGTACATATCGGTAGTTGTGGAACAAAATGGGCATTTAGAGCTGAAAAAGAAGATGTGTTTCTAGAGCCCGGTGATGGTTTATTTTACAGAGGAGATAAAGTTTTTCACTCACGACCACATTTTACCGGTGACTACTATCTTCAGACATTTTTACATTATGTTGAAGATACAGAAAAAAACAAAGACTACTATTTAGATGGCAGAGAATTTATAGGTGGACCTTCGGTAAGACAGCCTGGGCAGTTACCTTAGTAGGTTTACCATTAAGACTTTTTAGTCTATAATTTGTTATGCCTTTAAGAGAGATAAAAATAGCACCGGGCTTTAATAAACAAGTGACTCCCACAGGTGCAGCAGGACGTTGGATTGACGGAGACAATGTAAGATTTAGATACGGTTTTCCTGAAAAAATCGGTGGATGGTCACAGATTACAGGTAATAGCACTATCGGTGTAGCAAGAGATATTCATATATGGACAGATATAAGGGGACGTAGATATGTTGCCTTCGGAACCAACAAAGGTTTGTTTTTATATTTTGACGGTTCTTTGTTTGACATAAGTCCTTTAGAAACTGCTATAACAGGTGCAACATTTTCCTCATCAAACGGTTCTGCTAGTGTTACTGTAAACAAATCTGCACACGGATTAGCAGTAGGTGATCTGTTTACTTTTACCAGTGTGACTTTACCGGGCGGAGGAGCAACTGGATATTCTACAAGTGATTTTACTACAAACACTTTCGAGGTAACAACAGTGCCTAATAACAACGCATTTACAGTTACAATGGCATCGAATGAAACAGGCACAGGTATGTCAGCAGGAGGAGGAGCAACAATAAATCCATACGTAAAAGTTGGTGGTATAGGTCAGACAGCTGGTTTTGGTTGGGGAGTTGGTGAATGGGGAGGAACAATAAGTCCACTTGTCGTAACAACTCTTAATGGTGCACTATCAGATAATGAATTTGGAACTGGAGGATCTGGAACAACTATTACTCTTACTGATTCTACTGGTTTTGCATCAGCAGGTAAAATATTAGTTGGTGGAGAGTTAATAACATATACAAGCATCATTGGTAATGTGCTACAAGGCATAGTACGAGGCACAAATGGCACAACACGAACTGCTCACGATTCTGGTGCATCTGTGCAGGATGCATCAAACTATGTTTCTTGGGGTGAATCTGTTAGCACAAGCGAATTAACACTTGATCCAGGTAATTGGTCTTTAGATAATTTTGGTCAAAAACTTGTAGCCACAATTCACAATGATAGAACATTTACTTGGAATCCAATAACACTTGACTCTAATGCACTAACAACAAGAGCTGTTGTTGTATCAGGTGCTCCTACAAAATCTTCAATGTCAATAGTATCTGAAAGAGATAGACATCTGATACATCTAGGTACAAACACAGACATAAGTGATGGTAATACACAGAACTTGATGTTCATAAGATTCTCAGATCAAGAAGACATAACATCTTATACACCTACTTCAACAAATACTGCAGGAACATTTCAACTTGACTCTGGCAGTAGAATAATAGGTGCAGCAAAAGCAAAAGATTATATTCTAATTTTAACTGACACTTCTGCTTATAGAATGCAATTTGTTGGCCCACCATTTACTTTTAGTATTACACAAGTAGGGTCAAACTGTGGTCTAATTTCTCAACACGGTGTAGTATATGCTAATGGTGCTTGTTTTTGGATGGGACGTTCCGGTGGTTTTTATATGTATGACGGCACAGTAAAAAAAATGCCTTGTTCAGTTGAGGACTTTGTATTTACAACTAAAGACACAACTGACCTTGGTATCAACCTATCAGCCAGTGACACAATATATGCACAGTATAATTCGTTATTTAGTGAAATAAATTGGTTCTATCCAAAAAGTGGTTCTTCACAAATTGATAGAAGTGTTACGTTAAATTATCAAGAGGGTGTGTGGACAACCGGTAGCTTAGCTCGTACTATTTATCACGACAAAACAGTATTTGATAATCCTATTGCTGGTGAGTTTGATCTAACAGGCACACCTACTTTTCCTACGATTCAAGGTGTTACAAATACAAATGGAGCCACCACTCTTTATTTTCACGAAACGGGTACAGACGAAGTTGATGATGCAGGTAATGTAACCTCTGTAATTGGTAGTATACAAAGTGGAGATTTTGAACTACCCCTTGATGGTACGTTAGGTCAAATATTTGCAAAGATTAGAAGATTCATACCTGACTTTAGAGCATTAACTGGTAATGCTCAGGTTACTATTAACTTACGGGATTTTCCCAATGACACGGAGGTATCTTCAACTCTTGGACCATTTACAGTTGACTCTAGTACAAAAAAAATAGATACTCGTTCAAGAGCACGAGCGGTAAATTTTGATTTAAGAAATACGGCTAGTGGAGAATCCTGGAGATTTGGAACATTTAGAGCTGATATTCAACCGGATGGACAAAGATAATGGTAAAGAAAAAAGATCCCAAAGTAGGAACTGGTAAAAAACCAAAGGGTAGTGATCGTAGACTTTATACTGATGAGAACCCTAAAGATACTGTACGAATTAAATTTGCTACACCCACAGATGCTCGTAATACGGTTGCTAAAGTAAGAAAAATTAATAAACCTTATGCACGTAAAATACAAATACTAACAGTTATGGAACAACGTGCAAAGGTGATGGGAAAAACACAAGTTGTAAGTATTGCAAAAAAAGCAAAAGAGTCTTTAAAGCGAGGGAGAAAAAAAGTTGGCTAAAATTAATATAATAATACCTGAACCTAATGCAGAATACATTGTTGATAATCAACGACAAACAAAATATGGTTTGGATACACTTGTAACACAACTGAACACGTCTTATCAAATTGATCTTAAGAATGAACAAGATGCTTTTAATTGGTTTTTACAATGACAGTACGTTATAAAAATGCAGGATTTAATTTAACGACTACAGGAACGACATCAGTGTTGACTGCGCCAACAACTGGGAGATGTTTAATTAAACAAATACAAGCTCACAACGGCTCGTCAGGTGCAGTGAATTTAGCTACACAAGTAACTGATACAAGTGCAGGAGCAACATTTCGAATAGATAATGCATCAATAGCGGCTAACACCACAAGGCAGATTATATCTGAAACCTTAGTTTTAGAAGAGGGAGATATACTTAAACTCACTGCAGGTACCGCAAATGAAATACAGGGTATTGTGTCATATGCTTTAATTGATAGATCACAAGAAAACGGATAATTTTACTTGCTTTGTATTTTTTTAATTGTTAAAAATAAATATGAAAACAATTAAATGTGAAACTAAGCAAACATTTAGAAATAAAAAAA